CCTCTCGGAGTCAAAAAGCTCTGTTACGATGCTTGTCTGCCTACTCGTGGGTCTGATGGTGCTGTGGGATATGATTTATATAGCTCCGAAGTTGCGACTGTACCGTGTCAGGCGGGGAGAGCTTTAGTGAGTACTGGTATTGCTTTGTCTATACCAGATGGTCTATATGGACGTGTAGCTCCTCGTTCTGGTCTAGCTGTGAAACACTGTATCAACGTCGGTGCGGGTGTTATTGATCCCGATTATACCGGTGAAGTCAAGGTCGTCCTATTCAATCATGGTACGGAAGACTTTGAAATCAAGAAGGGTGATCGTATCGCTCAACTTATTTTGGAAAGGTGTGATACACCTATGATTAAGGAAATTGGTCTACTTGAAGAGACACTCAGGGGTGACGGTGGTTTTGGATCTACGGGTCAGTAAACCATAAATCCTCGGCTCTAGGCATAAAAAGTATACCATGACTCATAGTCATAGATAATTTGGCTTTATTGACATTCGGGTAAGACCATAATATCCACCTCTCCCAATATTCGGCCCGGAAGAAATCTTCCCAATCCTCTTTAGAACTTTCCCTGATTTTCAACATTTCTTTCTGTATCTCATACGGATTCGTCTCTATTCGCAGCTCCTTAGGAATGATAGCACCTTTCCTAAGAAGTTGTGCACGCATAAGTCTTGGATTACCATGATCTGGATAGTGCTGAAAACCCTTCTCACCAAAATCAATACTCCGTTTATTTGGTAAGGTGACCCTATATTTATGTGTAATCGAAGGACTGGGTTGTAATACGACGTGCATTATGATATCATATAAGGAATTAATACGACAAAAAAATATGCTTGAATACACGTCATACGACGGTATCAAAATCCAAGTTGGTCAGAGTGCAAAAGAAAATGACCAACTGACAATGACGAGTGACCCTAAACACTGGTGGATGCATGTAGCTGGCTGTCCGGGTGCACATGTTGTAGTGTGCTACGAAGGAGACCAACTACCTAGAGAGACGAAAAGGGATGCTGCAGTTCTCACAGTCTATCACAGTAAGGTACCAAAGACAAAGATGTCACCTGTGGATCTTGTTAGGGTTGACCAAATATCAAAGTACCAAAAGTCGACTCATGGATTGGTAAATTTGGAAGGTGAAGTTATACAACTCACAGTTTTCATGAATAAGGAAAAACCGAGACTTGATAGATTGCTTATTTATTAAGGTTCTAGACACTTGACTAATTGTGGGTACATCTAGTTACCGAACGCGACGCCACCCATGCCTTGTTTGACCCTGAGAATATTGTAATTTACAGCGTACACACGATGGAGAGCGTTACCACCGGTTGGACCGGAAATTGAAAGTTTGGCATTATCAATACGAGAAAAGTTTAGGGTTCCCGTGGGGTTCGACTTGCTTAAACCCAGACAGAATGGCCAGGTGAAAGTGGGGAGATCCTCAAGAATGTCATCTGGGAGGTCACTACTGTGCATCTCAGGGACGACGGTGTGGTGATAGACTGGGGAGGTATCCTCGAAAAGAGGGGTACCGTTGATGTAAAGTGTAGAACTGGAGAAAGTATACTCCGAATCCCAGTCATTACCCGTCGCCTTACCGGATACAAGGTGGATGGACTTTACGGGGTGGTTAAAAAAGGTGAGATCTATCTCGCTATCGGTATTGGTGGCGAGCTGATATTGGGTCTGTGTAAAGAGAAGTTCATGTTCGTTATCGGTGAAGAATTTGCGCTCATCAGTGTCTAAATACACATAGTTACCCCAAACCTTAGGAGTGGAACCAGGAGTAAACCCATCCCTGCATTTAATACGTATCTCAACATCATGATATTGGAGGGCCACTAATGGAAGAGACTTGGTGTAATCCTCCCCAAAGAAGAAAGGAATAATATAATGGTCACCTCCGTGATTAGCCTTCTTGTTATTAGTGGTTACGGCGTACGAAGCCTTGGCTGCACTGTCACGTAACAGGGGGTTGTGTACACCCTGAATGAAGAGTGAATCGAGCTGGGAGACCTTTTGACCACCGATATAAAGACTGAATTCGGTTGGGTTAGATGCATTCTGGGAAAAGAGACCGGCGGTGTTGTTTTGTACACTCGCGATATTGGTAGCCTCAATCCAGATGTAACTCATGAGGTCACCCTTGGAACGAATAGGGATGGTAATTTCATTGTTCGCGGCGAAAGTACCAATGTAATCCATACGCTCAGGCTTCATCGAGAAGTTAGTATGGCGTTTGTAATTTTGACGGAAAAAACTGACCTCTGGGTCACCAGTGATGAATACATCCTGGGCTCCAACAGACACGAGATCAATTAAAGCAGCTGACATTTATATATAAATGATATTAAAATTTTGGCTCATAGTATACATATGGTAGTATTCCAGGCTCTGACATGGGAGGCACGAGATGTTGAAGGAGAACATCACATCAGTGTATTTGGTAAAACTGAAGAGGGAAAATCTGTGTGTGTGACGACAACATTCGATCCATACTTTTTCGTAAAGCTCCCAAGGGATACAAAGCCCGCCGACGTTACCCGTCTGTTTAATGATATCAATCTTTTGAAAAAGGATCACGTCACCAGTTACAGTCTGACGAAACAAAAGGATGTTTGGGGTTTTCAAAATAATGAAGAATTTCACTACATGCACCTAAATTTTAAGACGCTCGAAGCTCGACGTAAAGTGAACTCGATTTTTATGTATAATAGGGAATTTTCAAAATATCATGTATACGAATCCAATATAGACCCCGTCCTGAGACTCATGCACAGAACGGGTATTCAGTCCACCGGCTGGATAAATACTGGTGCTAATTGTGTTCGCTCTCACTTGGCAAAAACGGATATTGACTTATGGTGTAATGACTGGTCTACACTCACACCTGTAGCCAGAGATGATATTGCCCCGTTTATTGTAGCATCGTTTGATATTGAGTGTAATAGTTCAACTGGGAAATTCCCAGACGCTGACGTTACTAATGATGCTTGTTTTCAGATTGCTATTTCACTATGTAAATTTGGTAGTGATGAACCGTATGATAAAACATGTTTATGTTATAAAAAAACAGATCCAAAAATTGAAGGATCGAACGTCATTAGTTTTGATACAGAAAAGGAATTACTCTTGGCGTTTAAACGATACACGAATGAAAATGATATTGATATTTTGACTGGGTGGAATATTTTTGGTTTCGATCTTGACTATATTTATAAGCGCGCTGCTATGGTCGGCTGTGGCTTGGAATTTTACGATTTGGGTAAACTCAAAGAAAGTGAATGTCATATCGTGTACAAAAAATTGAGTTCAAGTGCTTTGGGTGACAATTTCCTGAAACTTTTACCTATGCCTGGACGATTTATTTTTGATATGTTCCATGAAGTTAAAAAAGGATACAAACTGGATTCGTATAGTTTAAACAATGTTTCTAAACTGTATCTCGGTGATCAAAAAATTGATATGGCTCCCAAAGAAATGTTTGCTCGATACCTCGAAGGTGACCCAGTTAAACTGCGTGAAGTGGCTGAATACTGTATCAAAGATACCTTATTACCTCATAAACTCATGAAGAAGATGTGTACATTACTCAATTTATTGGAGATGGCAAAGGCAACATGGGTGCCTCTATCTTTTTTGGTTGAACGTGGACAGCAAATCAAGGTATTTAGTCAGTTATCTAAAAAGGCTCGCGAATTGGGTTACATGGTACCAACGATTAAATATGGTTCTCTTCCTGAAGAGCAATACGAAGGTGCTACTGTACTTGAAGCACAGAAGGGTGCGTATTATACACCGATCACAGCCCTTGATTTTGAGGCTCTGTACCCATCGATTATGATGGCCCACAACCTCTGTTATTCTACATACGTCATGGATGAGAGACGATACGGTAATATCCCAGGAATTACATACGAAACATTTAACATTGGAAATAAGACGTATAAGTTTGCACAAGATGTACCGAGTCTTTTACCCGCCATTTTATTGGAGCTTAAACAGTTTCGTAAAAAAGCCAAAAAAGATATGGCGACAGCCACTGGTGCGATGAAAGAGGTGTACAATGGTAAACAATTGGCCTACAAAGTTTCGATGAACTCTGTGTACGGATTCACTGGAGCTGGTAAGGGAATCCTTCCATGTGTACCTATTGCGTCCACTACAACGTGTAGAGGTCGCGGTATGATTGAAGAGACTAAAACTTATGTAGAGGCGAACTTCCCTGGTGCGAAGGTAAGATATGGTGACACAGATTCGGTTATGGTTGAGTTTGATGTGGGTGATCGTAAAGGTATAGAAGCAATCGAGTACAGTTGGGAAATTGGTGAACGAGCTGCTGAAGAATGTTCAGCCCTCTTCAAGAAGCCAAATAACCTAGAGCTTGAGAAGGTCTATTGGCCGTATTTTTTGTACTCAAAGAAGCGCTACGCTGCTAAGTTATGGACAAAGGGTAAAGATGACCAAATGCATATGGACTATGTGGACGTTAAGGGTCTACAACTCGTTCGCCGCGACAACACACCTCATATGAGAGAAGTGTGTAAAGAATTACTGGATGTAGTATTAACATCCGGAGACCCCGGACCACCGAGAGACCTCGCGATAGAACGCGCGAATGAGCTTCTAAATGGTGAAATACCACACGATAAACTTGTTTTGAGTCAGTCTCTATCCGATAGTTACAAAGTCGGTGGAAAGAGTGTTTCTATTAACAGTCCGGAGAGTATACACATAAATCAGGCACACGTTCAAGTCGTAAACAAGATGAGACAAAGAAAGCCTGGATCAGAGCCACAATCTGGTGACCGTGTACCATATTTGCTCACAAAAACAGATAACCCTAAAGCGAAAGCATTCGAGAAATCTGAAGATCCTAAATATGTAGAAGAGCATAATATACCCATCGATTACCACTATTATTTTGTGAATAAGTTTTTGAACCCTGTATGTGATTTACTTGATCCACTATATGAAAATACCAAACAAGAAATATTTGGTGAAATTATTGAACAGTATAAACCACCAAAGAAGGTCACCGGTCCAGCCTTGAGTGGTATGAAAAAGGAACAATTGATTGAAGAATGTGAAAAGAATAATATTAGTAGTGAAGGTACGGCATTGATATTACGGGATCGTATTAAAATGTTTAGACAAAAACAAAACTCTGTTGAAGACTTATTTAAAAACTACGCGCAAAGTACTAGTAAGACATGAGTGCCAAGCAAATTGTTAAAATCGTCACAGAAAATATCAGAAAGTTAGTATCGGAACAACTTCCTTCTCTCATAGAAGATGCGGTCGATGAAGTCATCCACGAAAAGGTTGACGATGAACTATCTCAAACAACTTCCGAAGAGATGAGTAAAATTCTTGAATTTATTCACAAGAAACATGCAGTACCACTGGATTTACTTTTACGTGATGCCGAGGAAGCGCGTAACACTAATATCTGTAAAGGAATTGTAAAAGAGTCCAATGGAGAAACTAGGAGGTGTAGTTTTAGGGGTAAATTTGATGGATATTGTAAATTTCACAAAGACCAAGGTGAACGTATTCAGAAACGCGTCCTTCATAGTGGTGATCATTTTAAAAGTGCGTGTAATGAAGTCAGAGAAGCTCAATCAGAGCTTAGAGATTTGGGGATACTCTAATATATGAGCAAATCGACTATTCTACTAACATCAATAAATGGCTTTTATGGAGACGAAAAGAATCGAACTAAATTAATGAATATTCTGGATAAGACGAGTGGTATTTCACTTAGAAATCTAGAATGGTTCATCACAAATTATGCGAAAAAAAATAACACATCATACACGACTACCGATGGTAAACTTTTTACTGTACACTGTGCGTATAAATCAAGTCTTGATGGATACTCTAAAAAACTTTTTGACCCTTTTTGTAGGTCTCAAAAGTTTCCATATACTATTCCCGGTACATCTCATGAAATTCATACGACACTCGCACAGTTAAATTTCATCAAATGGTGTATTAAGAATAATATTATCGAGTATATTTCAAACAATAAGACTTCACTTTTTAGTAAGCAAGTGACATAAAACCCTTATCAAAAATATAGGTTTGATATCCCGTATAATACATCTGAAGTGAATATGTCTTGTTGACTATATCAACAAGTGACCCACTTGAAGTATCTAGTTTTACTTCTATGGAAGTCTTATCAGATTGTATCTGACTAAAATCCAAGTTCCCCGATGGCTCCACATTAATCGGATTCATCGAGAAACTATAAGTGTATACATTACGTATAGGTCTTGAAAGTCTATTCTTATACGGAATTAGATATTTATAATAATTATGATTTGTATTTGAAACGTTGGGTAATTTATTTCCGTTGATATTAAAACTCGCTTCACTCATGATGGGATGAAAGAATGTCTGTACCTCGTCAAAATTTACATTAGATGAAAAATTGAATCTATTTTGGTAAAACTTTTCTTCTTGTAAAGCTTTACCCCCCGTAGAATCAGTGGCATCTTCGAATTCTGTATTTCTTAAAAACCAATGAATACATTTTACTGGAATATTCGGTACGAGGTTATTTTTGATAATATCTTTATTTACATCACTGATTATACTAGGATGTCTGCGTACGATATCTGTTATGAATGTCTGGGGTTCACTCGCTAGGTACTGTCGTTCTTCCGGACTTACCGTTATTTCTTCTGTAACGAGTTTAAACTCGGGGAGTGAGAGAGTGGTTCCCGTATCAGTAAAAAAAGTTTGTGGATGAAACTCCAACTCAAATTCTATTTTTTGACGGTGTACAGCACATACTGGGAAGTATGGACGATTTGGTTTATTTGAAGAATATTCATCACTTGCGTATTTCCTCGAAAAGAAGAAGTGTAGGGGTATCACAAGGTCGGATGAATATTGTGCATAGTCGTCAAAGTTATCCAACGTGGAATCATCATAACCGATACTTCTATTAACAAGAAACCTATTCGCCACTTTCTCAGACATTTCTAAATAAAGTTCATCATATATGACTCCCCAATCATCATGTATTTTTTCCACCTCTAGCTCGTCGACAAACATCGTGACACTTTTAAGAATGTGTCGACCGAGTTGGTCTGCATAGTTTTTTCCACCCCCAAAATCTGAGAGGCCTGGCATGGTAATACTCAACCACATGTTACTCAAAAGATCACCCATGTTTTGGGGATTGAATTGAACTTTGATTGTTTGTCCAAACGGCCACCCAGATATTTGCCCGGGGTTGATCACGTTACGGCTTCTATGATACTTCCTAAATTCAGAGTGTCGTGTCATGTCTCGATCC